TAACTGTTGGTGAAATAGCAGAATTAAAAAACTATGGAGCTAAGATTGTAGATCTTGATGGTACGCTTGTTGGTGGTGGTTCTTTTGATGCTAAAAAACAATTTGCAGCAATTAAAGAAGACGCTCTAAAATATGCTAAAAGCGATAAGTTTAATGTTAAGACAGTTTCTGCTTATGTAGAAAAATTAGGATTAAATTCTAAAGACACCAATAAATTAAGCACTACTATTCAATCTATTATGAGTAAGAAAAACTCAGGATTAAATATTGTGGATATTGCTAAGTGGGGAAAAGCTGAGTTAGGCGCGTTGGATGATATTGCCGGTAAGATTCCAAGTAAGACTTTAGGCGTCTTTGGAAAAATTTTAAAAATATTTGGGGTTGCAAGCATTCCTATGGATGCTATTCCTATTGCAGAAGCACACTCTAAAGGATTAGGAACTGATGTAGGATTGATGAATCTAGCAGAAATATACACAAATCTTCCAGGAACAATTTGGGAAGCCGGAGAATGGGTGGTCTCTAAAGTTCAAGGCAAAGAACATGAATGGAAACCTTTTTATGAAACTACATTTGGAAGAGACTATGAAACTAAAAAAATAAGAGAAACTCCCGTTGAAGAACTTGAAGCAAATATATCTAATTTATCTTTGGCTGAAGGCTATTTAGAGAAGAAAATTGGAATTGTTCCTCAAGAATTAAAAGTGATAGATGCAGAAACTAAAGAGGCATTAATAGATCAAATAAGAAAAGAAAAAGCTCGTGTTGATAAGATGAGTGAAGACGACCCTGTTCCTGATGAAAAAATTAAAAAAGACTGGTCATTAGAACTTAGCGAAGGCGGCCGTATTGGACTCGCTGAAGGAACTCTACCTGCTGACACACCTGGCATGTTTGGAAAATTTGCAAGTCAAATTGCAAAAATTCCTGGAGTAAAACCACTTGGAAATGTATTAGGCAGAAGCATGGACGTTGTAGGAAGTCCGCTCGCTTCGGCAACCTATATTGCGTTAGACACGATGCTAGAAATATCAGAGGGTAAAAGTTGGGACGAGATTGCAATGGATCCAGAAAAAGGAGCTGCAATGTTATTACCTTCTACATATGCACAGCTTGCTAAACTAATGGGAAGTCCACAGATGAGAGGTATTCTTACATTATGGAAAGCAGGTAGATTAATGACGCCGGCAGGTTTAGCTTGGGCAGGAACGAGTTTACTTTATCAAGGCGGACAAGAAGTTTTAGAAGAAATAGATCGTAGATCAAAATTAACTGCCGAGGAAATAGAATTAGAAGACGAGCAGCGAGCGCTATCTCAGGAGACCACAACACAAGATATGTATGGCGACATAGATGAAGAATATATTCCAGAGGAAAACCAAACACCTGTAGAAATAGATAAACCTAAATACCAAAGAATGGCAGAAGGTGGGATCATGCAAGTTGAACGAAAAGGATTTGCGAAAGGTCCTATGGATCCAAGTAAAAGAAATTTTATAAAAATATTTGGAGGACTCATGGCAGCGATTCCTCTGGCGAAATGGATGAAGTTTGGACCTAAAGCTAAAAAGCTATCTCTTGAAGTTATGAAACACGTTAAAGGAATTGGAATGCCTAAATGGTATCATCAATTGGTGAATAGAGTAATTGCAGAAGGTACGGATGTAACTAAGATATTGGGAAGAGTGGAAAGAGAAGTTGTTCATACCAAACCAATTAGTAAAACAGAAGAAGTAACTGTTTATCGTAATTTAGATAATGGGGATTCTCACGTTGAGTACGGACCTAGAATATTTGATGAAAATGGAAAGGTTGTCCGTGCATCTAATGATAATGAAATTATTAAAATGGAACACAAAGCTGGTGAGATTATTGAAGAAGGTAAACACAAAGGTAAGAAAGCAAAAGGAGAGTTTTCAGCTATGGAAGGAGAACCTGAAGTTGTAAACTGGGACGGAGATATTGATTGGACAGGAGAAAATGTTGTGAATAATGTTGATGAATTAATGACGGATACCACTAAACTTGAAGAGTTTGCAACGGGTAAAAAAGTAAGTGCCGTTAAAAAAGTGAAGGCCGCGGAAAAGGCAAAAAAATTACAGAAACTACAAGAAGATACGCTGGAGCAAATAGATTATATTGAAAATAAAGGAGGCCATCAGTCTATAGAAGATGTACTGGATGAAGGCCTTCCTGACAAAACTAAAAAATGAGCTACCCTAAAAGGAACTTACTTCCCCCTAAAAGAGGGCCCCTACCACAAGGGTTGAAAGTGAAGTATAATACTGATACTAATAACTCGGAGAAACTAAATGGCAGAAGACAATATCGACAAAGTGCTTCCAAACGAAGTACGACAACAAATTAAATTACCTCCCGAAGAGGAGATCCAAGAAAAAATCGTAGAAAATCAAGAGGTTGAAGGAACTGAGAAAAAACCTATTGAGATGGTTGAAAACGAAGACGGAAGTGTAGATATTGATTTTGAACCTAAAACTGCTGCACCGCAAGAGGGCGACGAGCACTATGCTAATTTAGCAGAATTTTTACCCGATGATGTTTTACAAAAAACAGGCTCTATGCTTGTTCAAAAATTTTCGGACTATACAATGTCCAGAAAAGAATGGGAAAAAACTTACACACAAGGTTTAGATCTTTTAGGATTTAAATATGATATGCGATCAGAACCTTTTCAAGGAGCTTCTGGCGCCACGCACCCCGTTTTAGCGGAAGCAATAACTCAATTCCAGTCACTAGCTTATAAAGAATTATTACCGGCAGATGGTCCTGTTAGAACTCAGGTCATGGGAATACCATCTCCAGAAAAATATCAACAGTCCCAAAGAATCAAAGAATTTATGAACTGGCAATTAATGGATCAGATGAAGGAATATGAACCTGAATTTGATTCAATGTTATTTCACTTACCTTTAGCCGGATCAACTTTTAAAAAAGTTTATTATGATGATCTCTTACAAAGAGCTGTTTCTAAATTTGTAGCAGCAGATGATTTAATTGTTCCTTACACAGCAACTTCTTTAGATGATGCTGAAGCTATTGTTCACAGAGTTAAGATGTCTAAAAACGATTTACGTAAACAACAAGTAAGTGGTTTTTATAGAGACATTGAATTAAGTTTACCCCAACAAACAGAAACCGACGTTAAGAAAAAAGAACGAGAATTAGAAGGCACGACTAGAACTCGAGACGATGACATGTATACTCTTTTGGAGTTTCACATGGATCTTGATTTAGAAGGTTTTGAAGATGCGGGTGAAGATGGAGAACCTACGGGAATCAAACTTCCATACATTGTCACTGTAGAAGAAACATCAAGAAATATTTTATCAGTTAAACGAAATTATGAAATTGGAGATCCGAATAGAAATAAGATCCAATATTTTGTCCACTTTAAATTTCTGCCAGGACTAGGTTTTTATGGATTCGGTCTCATTCATATGATTGGCGGGTTGAGTCGAACGGCAACGTCCGCTCTACGCCAATTATTGGATGCGGGTACGCTCTCCAACCTACCCGCAGGGTTTAAGATGCGCGGCATTCGAATTAGGGATGACGCACAATCTATACAGCCTGGTGAATTCAGAGACGTTGACGCACCAGGTGGGAATTTAAAAGATTCTTTCATGATGCTTCCATTCAAGGAGCCATCACAGACTTTACTAGCTTTAATGGGCGTCGTGGTACAAGCAGGACAACGATTCGCTTCTATAGCGGACCTGCAAGTGGGTGATGGGAATCAACAAGCAGCTGTGGGCACGACCGTAGCGCTTTTAGAGAGAGGCTCGAGAACAATGTCTGCAATTCATAAAAGAATTTATGCAGGATTGAAATCTGAGTTTAAATTATTAGCCAGAGTATTTAAATTGTATCTTCCACAAGAATATCCTTACGATGTTCCTGGTGGACAACGTACAATTAAACAAACTGATTTTGATGACAGAGTAGATATTCTACCAGTTGCAGATCCTAATATATTTTCTCAAACACAAAGAATTTCTATTGCTCAAACAGAATTACAATTAGCATCTTCTAACCCACAGCTACATAATTTGTATCAAGCGTATCGAAATATGTACGAAGCTTTAGGTATTAAAGATATTGACACGATTTTAAAAAGACCCCAGCCGCTCGTTCCTAAAGACCCGGCTCTAGAACACATTGATGCATTAGCAGGACAACCTTTTCAAGGTTTTCCAGGTCAAGATCACCGATCTCACATTATTGCGCACATTGCCTTCATGGCAACCAACATTGTACGTAATAATCCGATGGTTATGGCGTCATTAGAGAAAAATATTTTTGAACACATCAGTTTAATGGCTCAAGAACAAATTGAAATAGAGTACAAAGAAGAAATTATGCAATTAATGCAAATGCAACAGGCTGGACAACAAAATCCGCAACTTCAACAACAAATGGCTCCGATTCAACAGAAGATTGAAGCTCGTAAAGCTCAATTAGTTGCTGAAATGATGGAAGAATTCCTTCAAGAAGAGAAAAAAGTTGTTTCTCAGTTTGATGGAGACCCAATAGCTAAGTTAAGAGCTAGAGAACTCGACCTTAAGGCTCAAGAAAACGAGAGGAAGAAGGGCGAAGGCCAAAACAGAATCGATCTTGATCGTATGAGAGCAATGATGAACCAAGAACAACACGATGAGAAGTTAGATCAGAACGAAGAGCTAGCTCAATTAAGAGCAGATACTTCAATTGAGAAGACTATTCTTAGTAAAACGTTGCCAAACAACTCAAGAGAGACTATAAAAGTAAAACAATAGGAGAACTATGACAAAAAGCAAAAACATCAAGGTTCCAAGTCAAAATTTGATTTTGGATCCAAGAAGTAAAGCGGACGTCACCAGAGCTCGAAACCCTATCCCAACAGGAGATACGGTAAAAGTAGCTGGAACGAGACGTATGCTTTCTACGAAGAGCAAAAAAGCAACCTGGTTCTAATATGTGGTTTAATTTAGCTGGAATGGCTTTAAAAGCTGGAGCTAAAATCTATTCCAATAGACAAAGAACGAAAGTAGCTATGT